TTGCGTTTGCCGTCAAGCCAAAACACCGGTAAACAAGCCGGTTTTGGGCTTGTTCAAGCTATTAACTTTAGGATCATATATGGCAAAAAAGAATATGACGCAAAAGAAGGTGTAATAAAGTTGGGATATTTTAAAACATCAGTAGAGGCAGGGGCAACGATTGAGGTAACGAAAAGTTATACAAAGAGGGTAGGGGTAAAGGTAAGAGGGAAGAAGGAACAACCGACAGCAGAGGAAATAGAAAAGGTTAATCAGATGAACGCGGAGAGAACCCTCCGGCTAAAGATAAATAATAATTTCGGGGTAGATGATCCGTTTATTACTCTGACATACCGAAAGGACGAAAGACCGGAACCGGAAAAGGCAAAGAAAGACATTAAAAAGCTGATAGACGGATTACGGAAAGAGTTTAAGAAGGTGGGGGAGGATCTGAAATGGGTATGTGTGACAGAGTACCAAAACAAAGCAATACATCACCATTTATTGATTAACCATATCGAAGGGCAAGATGTTTGTAAATGGGTACGCAGGTTGTGGAAGTATGGCAGACCGGACTTTAAATATTTAGATGATACCGGACAGTATAAGGATCTTGCGGCGTATCTGATAAAAGAAACATCAAAGACATACAAGGCAAAGGACGGAGCGAAAAAGCAAAGGTACAGTTGCAGCCGTAATTTGGTAATGCCGACACCGAAAACCGAGATCATCAAAAAGGCGAAAAAGTGGTTGCCGGATCCGAAACCGATAAAAGGCTACTACATAGACAAAGACACCGTATATAACGGCGTGGATCCCTTTACCGGCAGGGCATACCAAAAATATACAATGGTTCGCATTTCCGGTAGCGGCGGTTAGATTGTGGATATGTGGATAACTCACAAAGAAAAGCCTGCGCCGTCAAGTAATTACTGGACGAAAAGGCAGATCGGAGGAAGGTGGATAAGTTGGAGGTTGGAATATACGTTAAATGTCATTTCAGAGGAAACCCAAGAGGCGCGGGAGAGGCGGCAGCGGTCATAGAGTACATAGACGGAACCGGAAAAAGCCACATAAGGAAACAGCAGATCCGGATCGAGCATGACACAAAAAACGCCTTAAATCTGAAAATCTGTATAGCGGCGATGCGGATATTATTAAAGCCTTGCCACATTACGATTTACACAGCTTGCGACTACATGGGGAACGCCTGCCGGTTGGGGTGGGTGGAGAAGTGGCAGCAGGACGGTTGGAAGAAAGCAAACGGAAAGCCGCCCGCCAACGTGGAGGACTGGAAACAATTCTTTATGCTGACACAGATCCACACCGTAGCATTTGCAGAGTATGACAGCCGACACGATGAAGAATTAAAAAAGGTACTGGAGGAGGGCGGCAATGATAACGTGGCGCGTGTGGGGGTATGAAAACAATAAAAAGCTGAAAATTTTATTGGTTGCTGCAAATTCATTTGACGAGGCAATAAAAGAGGCGAGGGAGAAAAACCCAAACTATAACACAGCGCAACCAACGGAGGGCAAGCATGAAATACATGGGAAGTAAAGCAAAGATAACAAAATTCATAGTGCCGATTATCCAACAAAAGATTGAGGAAAGCGGCAGCAGGACATATTTAGAACCGTTTGCGGGCGGGTGCAATGTGATAGACAAAGTAAACGCAAAGTACCGCGTGGCATCGGACAAAAACGAGTATTTGATCGCATTATTCAAATATTTGCAAGTAGGGGGGGAGTTGCCGGAAAAGGTAACGCGGGAAGAATACAACGCAGTAAGGGAAGATTACAACGCCGCAGGCGGTAAATTCCCGCAATGGTACATAGGGGCGGTTGGTTTCCTTGCATCATATAACGGCAGATTTTTTGACGGCGGCTATGCCGGATATGGGAAAGATAAAGGCAGGGTAAGGGATTATTACCAAGAGAGCCGCAACAACATTTTACAACAGATGCAGCAGGGCGGCGTGTTCGGCATCGACTTTAGATCCGGAGATTATAGGGAGTACGCGCCGGAAGGTTGCGTGATATATTGCGATCCGCCCTATGAGGGTACAAAGAGATACGGAAACGCGCGGCAGTTTGATTATAGCGAGTTTTGGCAGCTTATGAGGGAATGGAGCCGCAACAATATAGTTTTGATTTCGGAGTTAAGCGCACCGAACGACTTTATAACAATTTGGGAAAAGGAGGTAGATCGCAGCATGAAAGCAAAAGAGCATTTCAGAGCGACAGAAAAATTATTTATGTGGGGGGGGGGGTAGCGGTCAATGATTAAGCGAGGCGACATTTACTATATCCGAGATACCCGCCAAAGCGTAGGCAGCGAGCAGAGGGCAGACCGCCCTGCGGTTATCGTATCAAACAATACCAACAACAAGCACAGCGGCGTATATGAGGTTGTTTACATGACAACGCAGCCAAAAACAGACCTGCCAACGCATTTTATCATAGCATCAGCATTGAAACCGTCAACCGTATTATGCGAGCAGATAAGCAGCGTATACGAGGAACGGATCGGGGAATGGATCGGAACGCTGACACCGGACGAAATGAAAACATTGGATCAGTGTTTAGCGGTTTCCATAGGCATAAAGGCAGCAGGGAACACAGAGGACACAGAGAGCCTGCGGCAGCAGTTGGAAACAGCGGAGGCGAAACTGGCAGAGATCGGGACGCAGCTATGGACGGCAGAAAGCCAAAGGCAGACATATAAAGAAATGTATGAGTTTCTTTTAAACAAGAGGTTAAAGGAATGATAAAGATACTTGAATTGTTTGGCGGCATCGGATCGCCGCGATGCGCCCTGCGAAACATTGGAATACCGGTAAAAGCTATTGATTATGTGGAGATAGATAAAAAAGCCGTAAAATCATACAATGCAATGTTTGAAAGCGAATTGCCGTATACAACACAATCCGTTATAGGTTGGAATTTAAAGCCGGATATTCTGATACATGGATCGCCCTGCCAAGATTTCAGCATTGCGGGGCATCAAGGGAAAGCAACGGCAGCAGGAGGCAGAATAAACCGAGGAAAAGGCGCGGACAAGGGATCCGGAACGCGGTCAAGCCTTATGTGGGAAACCATAAATATAATTAGACAAATGGGAGAATGGAAACCGCGTTTTGTCATTTGGGAAAATGTAAAAAATGTTACATCAAAACACATGATCCACAATTTCAACCGGTATCTGTCAGAAATGCAGAGATTGGGCTATACAAATAGTTTTCAAACATTAGATGCGCGGGAATTTGGATTGCCGCAGGCGCGGGAAAGAGTTTTTACAATATCTGTTTTGGGCGGGGATCCGTTTAATTTCGATGATCTGATAAAAACGCCGATGCGGAATATTGCGGAATTTTTGGAAACAGATGTGCCGGAAGTATACAACGTAACGCAACCGAGCGTATATAACGCGATAGGGAAAAAGGGCATACGAAGGGCAACGGTCATAAAAGATTACGCATACACCATAACGGCGCGGCAGGACAGGACACCGGCGCAGGTTATAGATTTAGGCGGCGGGAAATATCGCTATTTGACAGAGCGCGAATGTTGGCGGCTTCAAGGTTATACCGATGCAGATTTTGAGGCGGCGGCAGCAGTACAAGAAAAAAACGGACGGTACGCAATGGCACTTTATAAGCAGGCGGGTAACAGCATACCGGTAACAATATTTGAAAGCATATTCAGAAAAATTATTTTAGGACAAACGAAAGAAAGAGAGGGCGATTAAATGGTACTGGATTATAACAAAATGCCGGAACCGGCAGTAAGATTGACAGATGAAAAACTGATAAACCAAATTTACGATGCAATGATAGACTTTTTCACATTCTGCATTTTAGAGCATGAGAGCAGGCAGGTATTTTACGAAAAGGACAACATTTATAGCGGCACATTTAAAATTCGTATCTTTTGGATCAATAAGGAAAAAGGGTTAGGGTACGGCATCGCGGAGGACTGGAAAGCCGGAAAGATACAAGTATACCGGTTTGGAACCGCCAAAAACTGGCAGACATTTAAAAATGGTTTTGCGGCACAGATGCGCGGCGACAATTCATAGGGGGGAGAGAATGGCGGCAACATGGAAAGTAACGACAAAGAAAAACACATATAAAGCGAGTTATTCCGGCGATCTACATGAGGCTTTAGAAAAAGCCAAAACCGATTTAAAAAAATATCTGCATGATAAAGACATTCCGAAATGGGTTTGGTTAAAAGGAATAGCAGAGGCAAAAATAGCGGCGAATAAGCGGGCAATAGAGCGGGCGCAGATATTTATAGAGCTTGCGGAAAAGGAATTGAAAAATAAGGAGGCAGAAAATGGATAAGGTACACTTTAGCACCGGTAAAGACGATTGGGGAACCCCGCAGGATCTTTTTGATGCACTCAATAAAGAATTTGGTTTTACATTGGATCCATGCGCCGATGATAACAACCACAAATGCGCCAAGTATTACACAGTGGAGCAGGACGGTTTGGCGCAGTCATGGGCGGGCGAAACGGTATTTTGCAACCCGCCGTATAGCCGGAAAACAAAATCAAATGCCGGTCAAATTGCATGGGTGGAAAAGTGCTATAAAGAGGCGCAGGGGGGGATCATCGTGGTTATGCTGATACCCGCCCGCACAGATACAAAAATGTTTCACGATTTCATTTTAGGCAAAGCAGAAATACGGTTTATCAAAGGGCGGCTTAATTTCGAGGTAGACGGAGAGAAAAGCAAGGATCCGGCACCATTCCCAAGTATGATCGTAGTTTTCAGAGGCGGGCAGCCAACAAATGAAATAAAGAGCATAACAGCATAACGGAGGTATACGGTGGAACTTTTGACACGCGAAATAGCTTATACATACAGAGATAGAGCGAAAGCCCTGCCGTATAACGGTATGCAGGACATAGGGGAGCGCAGGGCATTGCGGATAGAATTACAAGAGCGATGCGGCGTAACGGAGTTAGAGGCGGTAAACATTATAAACGGTTTCCACATTGATATTTACTGTATGAAATATCTGATAAAGGCGCGTGAGGCGGCAGAGGGGAAACCGGAGCCGGAAAAGAAAAAGCGGCGCAGACAGTACGACAGAAGGGAATTTTATTAAAAAGCAGAAAGGCGGCAGATTATGGGAAAGACAAAAAGCATTGTAACAGAGCATGAAAAAATGTGTTTCTTTTGCGGCAGACCGGCAGAGTGCGAGCATCATTTATTATTCGGCAGCGGCATTAGAGAATTGGCAGAGCAGGACGGCTTGAAAGTACCCGCCTGCAATAACTGTCATAACATGGGCAGGACAACCGAGCGCGTACATGATAACCCTATGGCTGAAAAGCTGTCAAAGATTTTAGGGCAGGCGGTGTATGAGGCGAAGATCGGCAGCAGGGAGGAGTTTCGGGCGCGTTATGGCAAGTCTTATTTGTAGGGGGCATGGTACGGCTATGACAGAGATCATAAAGCAGCTTGAAAAAGAGATTTTGCAGCAGCGGGAAGATGAACAGAGGATCCTAAACGAGATCGCGGCGGTAGCATCTTTAGATTTCGCACAGCGGGCAGCAGGCGTATTGGATCCGAAAAAGCACTTTTACGGTTTCAAGGCGTATTTGATATTGCTTGACAATCTGGAAGTGCTGTTATATGCGGGTATGCCCGATGATTTGGCACTTGAAAGCGTACAGTGTGGGTATGATGCAGAAACAATTTTAGCAATGTGGAGGTTATCGAAAGTATGAATAAATGTCATTTCATGGGGCGATTGGTACGCGATCCCGAAATTCGTTACACACAAAGCGATCAGCCGGTGCCGGTAGCGCATTACACTTTAGCGATTGATCGTAGGATAAAGCGGCAGGGTGAGCCTTCGGCAGATTTTTTAGACTTTGTTGCATACGGAAAAGCGGCAGAGTTTACAGAAAAGTATTTAAAGAAAGGCATTAAAGTTGTGGTAACGGCGCGTTGCCAACGCCGCAATTATGAAAAGGACGGCAGGAAAATCTATGTAATTGAATTTATCATAGAGGATCAAGAGTTTGCGGAAAGCAAGCGGGCAGCAGAGGGCGAACCGGAAAGCAATGATTTTATGCAGATACCGGACGGCGAGCAGGACGAATTGCCATTTAATTAAAATTCAAGGAGGTTAAGCAAATGCAAACAATTTCGATCATCAGCTTAAAAGGCGGCGTGGCAAAGACCACAACGGCGGTAAACATGGCGTACATACTGGCAGCAGTACACAAAAAGAAAGTGCTTGTTATCGACAATGACAAGCAGGGTAACGCCTCTAAAGCGTTTGACCGGTACGACACCGAGGACGAGAACACCATAGCGCGGGCAATGTTGGAAAGAAATTTTGACGTTTCCGAGATTATCAAGAAAACAAATTACGAGGGCATCGACATTATAACCGCAAACATGGATCTACTGGAGGCGAACCTTAAAACCGTAGTAGACGCGGGCAGGCAGCAACAGACGCGATTTAAAAAGGCACTGGCAGCAGTTAGCGGCAATTATGATTTCTGCATCATCGACAACGCGCCGGACATTAACATGAGTATCATTAACGCGCTTGTAATGACGAATGATGTGATTATGCCGATCTTTATGGATCAGTATTCATTTGACGGCTTAAATATTCTGTTAGAGCAGATCGCGCAGGTGCAGGAAGATTTTAACGGAACACTAAATTTTGCCGGTTGCCTTGTGACACAGTACCAAAACAACGATGTGAATAATTTGAACATTGAAAAGCTGCAGGCGCGGGGGCTGCCGATGTACGCGCAGAGGATCCGCAGAACGGAAAAGAAAGTAAGCGAAAGCACATTTGCAAAAATGCCGCTTGTGGAATATTCGGTAAGATGCGGAGCGGCGCAGGACTACAAAAAGTTTGTTTTAGAGTATTTAGGGGGTGCGGATTATGCAGATGCTTAAATTTAAAGCCAAATGCCCTTATGAGATAGGCGATCGGGTACGGTTTGAAAAGGGCGGCGAAATGCAGGTAATGGAAATTACGGATATTATCACGCAGATCAGCGCAAAGACCGGACATATTAAATTTATTTTGGAGTTGGGCGGTTGGTATAAATTAGATACCGATTTACACGCGGTAGATGTGCCGCGCACCTAGTAAATACTGGACGAGTACCCAAATAGGGTACAAGGCAAAGGAGGCAATCATGGCTTTTGATATGAGAAATTTTTTAAATGCCGAAAGCAAGAAAGATATTAACAGCGATTGGAAACCGGTCAAGGTAAATGTAAGGAAATTAAGACCGGCACCGGATAAGAAAAACTTTTATCACGCAGAGGACAAGGAAATTAAGGACATTGCGGAAAGTATAGAGTTAATCGGTTTGCAGCAGTACCCAGTGATTAAGCCGGTAGAGGGTACGGACGAATACGAGGTTATAGCCGGACACAAACGGCGGCTTGCGATTTTGCGGTTACTGGACGAAGGCAAAACTGAATATGAAATGATCCCTTGCAAGATAGAAACGCCGGACGACATAAAAAATGAGTTGATTTTAATTTTCACAAACTCAACGCAGCGGGAAAGAACGGACTATGAAAAGATGCGGGAAATTGAGCGGGTGCGGGAACTTTTAACCGAGTATCAGAAAACCCATGAATTGACCGGACGGCGGCAAAATATTATTGCCGAGATTTTGGGAACCAACAAAACCAAAGTAGGCACGTTAGACAACATCAATAATAATCTGATCGCGCCGTTTGTGGAAGAATTTGCAGCGGGGAAAATCAGCACAAGCGCAGCGAATGAGATCGCCGGTTTGGAGCCGGACGCGCAGCAGGCACTATACGAAACATACAAGGCAACCGGATCACTGATCGCAAAGGACGCGAAAGCCCTTAAAGAAGTATTTCCCGATGATTTACCGGAAGAACTGAAGGCAGAGGTAAGGCAGTACGCGGCAGAAACTGGCATCAGCTTAGAAGATGCAGCAGGCGTTATAACAGAACGCCACAAGAGAGCGCGGGAAACGCCGCAGGAGCCGCCGAAAGAGGCAGAGGCGATAGAAAACACGCCGGAGCCGGAAAAAGGGCAGGAAACGGCGCAGGACGCGCCGGAAAGTGGCTTTATGAATGAGCCGGAAACCAAAGTAACCTATAACGCGCCCATGCCGGACAATACAGACCGTAAAAGCCTTATCATTAACGGCAAAATCAATATGCACAAGGAATATAACGGCATGGCGGTTAATTATTTCATGGGCGCGGTGATCGGTTCGGATCTTTTCGGCGTGGAGTTTTGGCAGGGGTGGAAAAAGTGCGTTACTGAAAATTACGAAAACCCGAAAGAATTATACATAGCAGATTATGCCGGAACCGCAACCACATACACCGTACAGACCGACACAACCGAGAAATGCAAGGCGGTTTTAACTAACACCGGTTTAGAAGTTTTGCGAGAGGCAGCAGGGCAAACGGCGGTTATCAGCTATGAAGAACTGGCAGAACTGATCGACATTATGATCTATACGAAAGTAATTGAGATTAAAACCATTGAAAGCGACTTGAAGTATTGGGCGGCGTGTACTGTTAAGGAGTTGGCACCGGTAAGCAATTATTTAACCGAAAATGAAATTTATATGTTGCAGGATCTTATGATGCGCTGCAAGGAGAGGGCAGGAAAATGAGCGTATGGCATAGAGGAGGGGCGGCGGGCTTTATCCCTGCTGCCCGAAAAGAAAATAAATTAGCTTATATATGCAGCCCATACAGAGGCAACGCATACAAGCGGATCCGCAACATTGCATACGCAAGGCATATAACCCGCGTAGCGTTGGAATTGGGCTATACACCGATTGCCACGCACTTATATTTACCGCAGATATTAAACGATGATATACCAGCGCAGCGGCGGCGCGGCTTGAAAGCCGGTAAAGACATTCTGAACACCTGCGGAACAATCATTATAGGCGCAAAATACGGTATCAGCGAGGGCATGGCATCAGAGATAGAGGCGGCAACCGGAAAAGATACCATTATCATAATTTAGGGGGGCAGAATGGGGAAAAGGCAAATAACCGCAACAATTCCATATTTTTACGAGGAACATATTGAGAACGAGAAAAGAGCGATAAAAAGGAAACTAATTTATGAAATAGCCGAGGAACTGGAAGAAAATAAAAAATATGCTATTGAAATAAAAACGGTTATCGAGGACGAGTGTTGCGTAGGGGGTTATAAAATCACAGCAAGCGCAGAAATAACAGAGATACCGCAAATAGAAGTTGAATTTATACCGCAGCGGAAAACATTACAACCGGCACCAAAGGCAAAAAAGAGTATATTGCAAAAAGTAAAAGATTTTTTCAGAAGGGAGGGCAGCTTATGATCCATGCACTGAAAACAGAACCGGCATATTTTGAGGCATCGGCAGCAGGCATAAAAGGGTTTGAGGTAAGAAAGAATGATCGCCCATATAGCCCCGGCGATTATGTGGCATTGAATGAATGGAACGGCGAGTGTTACACCGGAAAATGCACGTTGCATAAAATTGTTTATATTCTGTCTGATCCGGAATATTGCAAAGAAGGTTATATAATTTTAGGGTTGGAACCATGCGCGATCAGAACGCGGGGAGAAATGCAGGAACCTATTCCGTGTAATAGAGGGGTGCCGGTATATGAAAGAAGTTGAAATGCTAAAAAAGGCGGCGCGGGAAATATATTTGTTTTTATGGGAATTGAAAATAAGAATAAAGATAATGCCGCAGACAGAATTTGTAAAGATGTTAAACGAATTAACCGCAGAACAAAAAATATACGCGATTTATTTTAGATTGTTTTAG